CACGTATTAACATTGTTTTCTCTTTATCCAAGCCTACATCTTGGCAGTAGCGTCATGCACTACACTTAATTACTGTAGGTGCTCTATTTAAATTCATTGAGCTTTGAATGTTTGACAAGTGTTGTCTCACTTTAGTGACTCCACCCTCACTAATGGGTCAAAGGTTGCCTATACAGGCGTTGGTACTCCTTCGTATATATATACGGTAGGAACATTAAGGAAAAATATAGGCATCAAATCTGCAGCAGCAGATGCATATAATTCCAAAAACCCTGTGTTGTTGCTGGAGTTGCCACCATCTTTACCATGGTAAACTTCAACCATGAAATGATGAATATCACTATCATCATCTATGGTTGCGCTATTTACATTCACAGGGCGAGTCAGGAAAAACCTGTACATTGATTGGTGTGGTATAATTGCAGAAACTGCACCACGAGTTCGCTGATTAGTCAACGCCAAACCAGTCATAGACGGTGGTGTATTATTAACTATATCAGCTGATGATATTCTGTTTGAACTGAAAGTATATGCTCGTGTGACTTTAAAGGGATGAGTCGCGGGAACAGTAGAACGCGTAATCCGAAGAGACGTGCTAGGTTGAGAACCAACCCAATTGGCTGTCCATTCGATGCCACCACGAATGCCCACAAAAGCGGGTGTGATCCAAGAAATAGGATTTCGTCCGGTCCAATTGAACATTTCGAATCCTGAAACAAGTTTATTAGCAGCTCCAAGTCCGTTCGTATCAAATCCCCAATTTGGAGGAGCTCTGGGTAAGATATACTGCTCAACCTGCATATCTGCTGAGGAAGGACCATTAGCGAATGTATACACCAAGGAACGACGTTGCCATAATTCGCGCAAGGAAGTGATTTTCTCACCAAAATGGCGTAAGTGCCTGTCATCGTCTTGTGTAACCTGTCCGAGGTCCAACTGGTCAACATCTTCAGATTGCCACGCAAAGTAACTGACTGGACTAGAAGTAAAAGATGGGTTAGCAAACTCTAAATTCTCAGCTCCACGAACTGACATGACGATAAACGCACTAGTATGCTCGTTCATCAGAGGAGAGATGAGTTGATTGAAAACCCGAATCGTTATGGTTCCATTATCGTAAACTGGATTATAACTAAAAGTTCCACCACGAGCAGTGTGCCATTTATGAGTAAATGTAGATCGCAAACGTAACCACTCAGTCATCTGCTGAAAAGGTACTCGAAATTCAACTTCTGGAGAAGCGGCCATATCTAAGATTGCTGTCTGCACTAAACCAGATGTTTCCGAAGTTCCTACTATATTACTAGCAGCAGAACCAAATGGATCAAATGAAATAATAGCACGTCCCTTATGATATTGGGATGCAATAAGCTTAAATCGGTAAATAATATCACCGCGCCAATGCTTAAAAAGTGCAGATGTCCAACACATAGGGGTCATATATAGTTTCCCATGAACTCCATCAGCAATATCATCAATGAAAGCCTGAGGATTAACCTTAGCTGTTAACAATAAGGCATTGACCCCATCATTATACTTCCATTCTGCAATATCAACAAATGATTCTCGCTGTACTATTGAAGAGATATTCAATTCATCAGGTGGTAAATTCATCCCAATCAATTTAGAACTCACTCCCAATTCAGCTTTAGGATCAAGTGTTAATTTCTCAGCAGTAGATGAATAGCCAACTGCCGCCATAGCTGGAAATGACGTCGGAGTGACGAATTTAGTTCCTCCAATCTCAGGTTCATTTGAAAAACCAAAAAGTGAAGAAATTTTCGAAACAGCCGACGCACCAACTTGAGCAGCAGTAGCTAACGTGCCAATACCGGGAACATCTTTCAATTTACCTGCCGCCGCAGCAACTGCGCTGGCTGGTTTAGAAATAATTCCAGTACCATACTCGTCCTCATCTTTTGCTTGCAATTGTAAAGCTACAGTTGGACCAGATAACTCAACATCCTCCATCCATGCAAAAATTTGCGTATCACATTTTGTAGCCAAATCACCACCCTTGCCATTAGCAGATAGAAGTGGGGTCAGTACATCAAAAGTTAAAGCACCCATATTGGACCAATAACCAAGAGTGGCTGTTGGTAACCATTCCTGATTAAACAAGAACGGTAACGTCATCTCACCACCAGAACAAGTCTGTGGATAAATCCAAATATGGGGCCTTTGCGAACGATTCACAAGAACATTGGTCGAAAGACCTGGCACTGCATTATCAGGGCCGATTGCAAGAGGTCTATATGATAGAAGACCCGCCGCATAAAAGAATGGCGAAGCATTTACCATTACTTTGATTTTAAGGTTACCGCGAATGAAAGCATAATTATTTATTTTATTCTTCACAGATGTGCGGTTAACCCATAATTCCCAAGGTTTGATAGTGTACTTTGTAAGCGGGGGTACAGTATCATCCCATGCATCAGTGTATATCAACACTGGTCTCTTAAGAAACTCAGCGATACCTGATTGTTCCATCGAAGATGAGCCTACCATTTTGGCAGCCATCCCTGTTTTCATACCTACATTCTCATCGGTAAACATTGTTGTTTCCTGCCTATACTGGGTAGGATCATGTATAATTGGGTTCGGAGTAGCTGGCGGTATTACAAAGTAGAGACTTACCAAAGATCTAAACTAGGGCATACTTGCTTTGGTCCCATCCGGTACCTTCTCTAAATAGAGACTTCGGGGATCGCCCTGGAGAGGTAACTGTGTGCATCCATGCTCACTTATATAACTGTATATGCTTTAGTCATACAAGTGCAGTAACTATGCACACAGGCTACATTTTGGTTTAACGGACTTTATAGCTTAAGCCCGGGTGCACCTATCTAAAGGTGCGCTTGCTCGAATTCTCTCTGAATCGAGCTTCCTCCTCTTCCCATGTGGGAAATGTAGATTCCACTACCCAGTCGCTTAATCCACAATCAGCGACTGCTTTCATAAGAAAGGAACGTTCAGTCTCAAATACTTCTCGTCCATGCAAGAAATATTCCCGTATAGCACTTCCAACTGCGCTAACACACTGTTCTTCGCGTGTTACCGATCTACTCCGCACTTGTACCATTAAACTCTTCCTAATAGAGGAAAATTCTAACGGTGCAACGATACACTGTAAATCATCTGAATACTTAAAACCACGCTTCAAGAAAGAACAATCAGTAAGTTCTTTATACAATAAAGGACTTTCATTCTTATCAGCATCAGTGTAAGTAATTCCAATTAATGCTAACGCTGCAGTAATCGACACTTGATTATACCATGGGATATTATCAGAAATTGATTGCGTATTATCATCTCCATAAGAAAATAAAACAACATTTTCACGAAATGATTCAACCTCTTTGTTGGGGTTACACATATAATAAGCATATCTCATCAAAATACTATTCGCAATACAATTAAAGATAACAGTAGCAGGATTTCCAGATGGATTCATCCCAAAAATCATGATCAAATCACCGAAGAAATCTATGAAAGGGTGTGAGCAATCTGCACACATACCCCATATCACACGAATATCCTCTTCATCATACTTCCCACTATGTTTCATAATCATCACCATATACCGGAAAACAAAGAACATTATAATTGCTTTAATAGCCTGTTTATCATAATTAGCAAAATCTCCATCAATAACACGCTTAAAACGTGACAATGCAGTTGCCAATCCACTCCACTCAGTAGTATTACTAGCAATTCCTGGTGCTGCTTCAAACAATTCATGATGTGTATAAATGGCACGTAGCAAAGTCAGAAAATATTTCCGGAAAACAATAACAAAAGCCACTGGCGCTCCCATAAACAAACGAGTCAATTTAGCCTCAATCTTCTTCCATTTACGAGCTTCATCCTTCAGGTTACCAGTAAAAATCGGATTATAACGACGTCCCTGTTTATAGCACTCTTCACACTCCTTGACTAGTTGCATAATTTCATCATTAAATGTAATTTTCCCTTCTAAACCTTTCTCAGGCTCAAGAGCAACAACAAATTTCTTCTTTGGAGCTTTATAAGGAAAACCAACACTAGTAGAAATATCAACACGATCCATATGAGCAATTCCATCAACACCATTTATGGCAGTGTGCAAGTCAACTGGACCTAAACTATCCAATAACTCTTGGGGAGCTCGCATTAAGAATTCAGCAAACATAGAATCGACGATTCTCAACAAGATAGCACGGTCAATATTCATAACAGGATTTAGCATATCGATTGCCGAATTCCGTTTTGGCATCCAACCGTTCATAACAGGTTTACCAAATTCCAGGGGATAACCAGCATCAATTAAATATTGACACAATGGAGTTTGCTGTAAATGTGACTTTGGATGACTACGAGCTCCAACAAATGAACCGTAAACACCTGCTACCCCAGATTGGAAATAACGAAATGGACTCTTAAAATGTAAGTCTGTTAACTTCATCTCTTTACCAGGATACTTGAGTTGTAATTCACCAGAATCAATTGGGCAGTCAACAAAGCGTTGTAGGATTTGATCAGCGTCTTCACGCCAAAGTGGTGTAATACCGACTTGTCGAACACGCTTAAAATCATCACCTAAACTATGCAATCCGAGAATAACAGGTCCAAATTCAGAATCAGAAACAAATATCGAACCACAATCACCAACAACCGTATAATCACTGGCAACACCTTCCCAATAACCACAAGGACCATCAGTATTAGTGATATAATCTGAAACATAGCGAACATTCACAACACTTAATGGAGTTACCAATTCACCATCTTTCCCACGCGCAAGATAATGACCATTATGGCCACCACGCAGTGATTTAGACGGCAAATATCCCAACAGGTTTTTATTCGGATTCATAATATCTAACCACAAATATACTGTATCAGATTGTGGAACTATAACTATGTTAGATGGATAAACGTGCAAATTCAAAATATTGTCAGTGACACCTCCTTCACGGGGTGAACGATATATTTCAATGATCCAATGCCCAAGTGTCTGAAAAACTTCACAATCTGTAGTGAACGCATGAGAATTAATGGCAAATAGACGATCAGCCACACAAAAGGCTCTATTCCATCGCAATTTACGCGTTCCCTCTTCACCGTCTCTCAGTATAACGCAAACACAAACTAAATTGCGTTGTATTCGTTTTTGAAATTCAGCAATAGGTAATCCTTTAAGAGACACACTACTAGGTCCAACATCAAATGGCGTAGTCCGGTAATCACCTTTATACCACACACCATCTTGATCAAATGATTCGGCTTTAACAGTGGTAATCAAACCTTGGTGTGATAACATAGCAGGAGGCAATAGATCCAAAAATTCTGAAATCAACATAGCTTGTTGTCCACCTCTACAAGGTATAAAAATTTTATTTGAGACATCATAAGCATATCTCCCATTAAGAAAACCAGAACACGTCATGTACTTATAAGCTAAGTTCTTATCATCCTTCGTTTCAACAACAAGAAGATCCTGTGGTTTAACAGCTTCAACAATTTCCTTAAAGGTCATATTGGGTTCCTTGAAGGCCTCCTTTAACAAGGGATACAAATCTTTGGCCAAAACAGCACGTTGTCCACCGGGTAGTGGGTAAAATATATAGTAATCCATACTAAATCGCTTAAAATTAGTAAGATAATCATGAATACTAATATACTCATAAGCTAATTCACTACCACGCGTTTCAACAGTTAAAGTTGTACCCGGTGTCAATGACGAAACTTCTTGTTTAATCTGCTCCAAATCAAATTTAACTTCAGGAGGAGCTTTAATGAACTTCGTCAACTTATAAGTGCCAACAGCAAATGTCAATATAGCAATGAGTGACAACATCCATTTAGGACGTCTGATCTCGTTCCATATAATTAACCCTGCACGATTAAGCACTGTTTCCCATAATTTCTTATCACTTAGTGCTGATTTTGCACAGTGTGAAATAAAATCATCAGAAACAAACCAGGTAACTGTTCGACGCAATGTTCCACTCCTACAATACAATACTGCAAGAGCTCGAATAATAGCTCGTCGTACACTAGAAAAAACACCGGGAGTTAAAGCTATATCAGTATCCAAAGTGCGTCGTAATGCTTCTTGTGTGCCTTCATAATTCTTAATTGCTTCATCAATACGCTCTTGACGAGCTTTCATAATTAACTCATCGACATGATGTGCTTGTTGATGTAAGCATTCGCACATGTACTCTGGTAAACGACAGCTCTCACAAAATGTAATTTCCTTCATATACTGATCACACTTCAAAACAATCGCTTGATTAGCACGATGCGCTTTAATCCGATCCCGATAGAATACAATGAATTTTTGAATAGAAGAAAAACGGGCAATCTCAATAAATTGGAAGTCCTGATTTTGTCTAAAATCGGGATTATTATCCCCAAGTTTCTTCCTCAAATCATCCAATACTTTCGTCTTAGGAATAACAGGCTCAACATTATAGACCACAATATCCCAATAATCGGGAAATCCCTCACGATCTTTCTCCTCAGGGATATTAGCAGGTTCAAACATACCATTTGGTTTACTATACTCTTTCTTTGGAACCAAATCAATAACCATATTAAAGCGACGTAAAACGGCAGATCCATTCATATAATATTCTTTAACATTAAGATCACGAGTATTAGTGGTTGCCATGAAAAATTCAGCAACAACAGGTGTGCGACCTTTGTCATCAATACCAGCTTGTACAGGAATAAAAGGGACATTGTTCGCAACTTGTAAAATCTCACTATTCGATGGATCTACACCGGGAGCTTTACTAGGACGCAAATAAGCAACTTCATCAAAACGTATAGCCCACATACTTGAAACAAAATTAACCCAATATTGATCAACAGGGTTTCGAGAATAAAGATATTCGTCATCAGTAGGTAAACCCACAACGCGACCGTACACTAAGAATAACAATTTTGAAAACGTGCTCTTAGCCACTGACGTGGATCCATAGATAAGAACTCCATAAGGAGCTGCACGTTCTTTTGCAGCATAATTACGGGAAAGGACATTAGCTTTAATCAATTTTAAATCACCCAACAAATTATGGATAATCTTCTTCTCATAAGCCTGATCCTTTTTCATCCATTTAACCATAGCCTCTCCTTGTTCAATTAGGGACGTCAGAGTATTCATAAATTCAAAACGCGTAATGTCATGAGGTTCTGGCGCACTAAGAAATTGTGCCTTCACACGAATATCTTGTGCCTTATTAATCCAGACCTGATACGTTTCCGCACTGTGTAATAATGGCTCCCACGAGCCCTTAGAAATACACTGAGCACCAGTTTTACAAAGAAACAAAACAGTATTCAGCAAGCAAAAAGTGAAATCAGTACCGTTGAAGAAATTGGCCTCGACAAGGTGTTTATCCAATAATCCAAAATGAGCCGGGTTAACATCAAGTCCTATATTCTTAAAAATAGAAATAGAACAAGCATAAGCAGCAACACGATGGACTTTCTTGAACAACATAGACTCTTTAAAAGAATCAAATGCTGTCATCATAGACTCCATAGAATCAAAACCACGGAACATTTTATTAGTCCATGGTTCTTTATCAGGACCAAACACAGGGAATTCGCATTCTTCTTCATCCAAATTCTGAAAAGCAAGATCAGAATCTCCACACCAGATACCTAACAGCGTTAAAACTGTATCTGTAACTGAAGTAGAAAGATGGCATCCTAAAAACTGAGTTAATGCAGCACCGACGTCCATGACATCACGTGCTCTCATTAGTTGATACATTAAAATACCAACAGTTTCAAGAAGTTTAACCATAATCTCTAAATCATTGCGGTCAAGAAAATTAGATGAGGCAGCAGCATATTCTCCAAGAGTAGAGCGCATTTTACCACCAAATGACATAAGATCTTCAGTAAAACTCTGATGAGAGAGAATCATCTGTCGATCACCAAGCAAATGACGAGCAATGACATTGCGGAAAGATGTGCAACTACGTTCACAAGCCACTGTTGCAGCCTGCTGGAGCATAAAAGCACGTGTGATACGCATATGCGTTTCATACGTACTAGGGAAATCAGAGGTACCCTTCCCACAGCTATTTGGAACTGTACCAAAGTTCAAATAGGGGAATTTTAGATCCGAAGATCTCATAATGAGCAATTCGCAAGCAAATAAACTCATTTTCAAAGAACAGGTTCTTTCAGAGGTTCAGCATTAAACCTCTAAAAGAAACTGATCCTTGCGGAAAAGTTTCAATCAGAGGCACCACTACATCTCACGTCTCCCTCGGGAGTGCCCATACACAACGGAGTATGGAGAAATTTAACATAGAGGTGGCTAACACATTGGAACACAAGAGTGACCAATAGAATACACCGAAGTGAGCATATCATCGTCCAAAGCGATATAAAAGCAGCAACTTGCCGCTTACAATACGAAAGCAGTACATGACTACCTTGCAAGGGGTGAATAAAAACTTACGGTATCACCAAGCCATTTTAAAACAAATAAAGAATCGACATGTTTCAAAATGGCCAGAAGGCCACCCGAAGGGGGCTCCATTAACGACTGGAAAGTCGGGGTGTCAATCCCAAGAGTGTCCTTTAATGACGGACAAGTCAGGAAACAATTCCAAGAGCTGCAAAGCAGCGCCACTAATGTGGCAGAGACTCAAAATCTAAAAGAAACAATATTCCCATGAAATTAACCATCACCAACAATAAATTGCGGGTATAGGCCTAACAAGGGTTGTTAATTATACGAATTAAGAGTCTGGTAAATGAATACCAAAGTTCTAAAAGAACAACAAGGTTGTTTGAGAAACAACCAAACAACAAAGACATAAACATAAACCTCACGAGTTTGATTTTACGATCGCTATACGTTATCCAATAAAAGCAAACTATGAGGCAGTAAAAACTAGTCATACAATTGAAAGCTATCAAAGCCCATTAATAATGGGTCAGTATAGATCAGTCAACTATACAACGAACTTCGAAAATACCGAAAGGTTTAATATGAATTAAATCCAATAAGACGTTAAGAAATTCTTGTCGAAATTACTGTGAAGCGCAAATAAATGCGCAATGCATGCATATAATACATGACTAGATAATAAGTACGAGGAGGAAAAG